CAGAGCCGAGTTGGTCGATAAAAAGGCTACATCGGCCCAGCATATGTCACGAGCCCGCCCAATCATATTTTTGTTATTAAATACAATTCCATATCCTTTTTCGTTCGGAAGTTCTTCGAATGTATTGTAGACTCGCATATTTTCGCGACCGAAACATGTCGATGGTAGATATATGTCGCACTGATCGAGCATAGCCTTGTTTCGAGTCGTCGCGATCGTCCCGCCGTCTGAGAGAGAATAGACCCGAAGTGCCTCGTTCGGTCCATGAATGGTATAGGCCGGGTTGGTCTTGTGCTTTGACCAAATCTGGAAGACGCCGTTTACCTTTACGCAAGTTTTGTCGGGTGTGTGAAATGAGGCGGATATATTTTCACTATGAACGAGGTTCAGGCCCCTGACGCGCTTTCTAGGTGAACCTTTTCCGTCGCTCTCGAAGAGTTGAGGAAGTATGAAACATACATAATCGGCAAAGGTAGCCGAATGGTTGATGAATTGCAGGGCCAAATGACCTCTAAGACCGAACGGAGGGTTCCCGAAGACTATATATTTTCCCGTATCGGGTTTCCAAAGTAGAAAGTCTTGTCGCAAAAGACCGTCGACCCTTGGCTCTATATCGAGGCCTATGGATCCAAGCGGCAAAAGTTTCATAAAACTTCCATCGCCGGCCGAAGGTTCTATAAATGTATATCCGGATGAATCTATCAAAGTATTGAAAACTTTCCAGCAGTGCTCGGCGACATTTTTTGGAGTGAAAAATTGGTCCTTGACCTTGCACGTAAACTCTCCATAATCTATTTGTCGTTCGAGAAGTTTCAAAAGGTCAAAAGTATACTGTTCTGGAACACTTTTCAACTCTTGCCACCTTTTCACGGTCCCGACACACAGGTTCAATTTATCGGCGATGAATCGCAGACTTTTCGTCTTTGTCAATTCTTCGAAAAGAGCCGCCATATGTATTATGCCTTCATACCCTTTATAAAGATATATTCATTGAACCAACAAATGGTTAAGGCGAAGATACCTAAGGCGATTCGCGAGCAGGTCTGGAGGACCTGGGTCGGAAGAAAATTCGAACACAAATGTCTTGTTTCGTGGTGTGAAAATATGATAACCGTGTTTGATTTTGAAACGGGTCATAATATACCCGAGAGTAAAGGAGGAACGTTGGCCATAGACAACCTCAGGCCCATCTGCGCGAAGTGCAATCGCTCCATGGGAGATGACTACACGATTGACGAGTTTTCAAGGATCAGTAAGAGATCGACGCACCTCTGGGAGTGCTTCAGATATTGTCCGTCAGAAAACGCATCTTCTCCTGGGTCTTTACCTGGAAAAACATAATTATAAAGACCATCAAGGGCAAGCTTCGGAGTTCGCCCAGGTTTGAGTGAATATATCCGGCCGTGCCCTCTAGAGGGAAGGGGATCTTCTTTATAAGTCCTCGAGCCATGTAGACTATCACGGCCACTATGGCAAACTGGACCGAGACTTCCAGAAACGTCAACCACTTTGGTCTGTCTTTTTTCAATTTTGGAGTAAAATTGTCAAGGATCCGTGAGACCAGGAAAGCAAATGCAAATGACAGTGCACCGACCCATGCAATTCCAAATAATCTTACGAGATGAATCATACTTACTTGTATTAAAGAAAAAAGACGTGATCTTATTGGGGCGTGAAAACGCCCTATACGTCCCCGTAGCTCAGTTGGTTAGAGCGTCAGTCTTATGAGCTGAAAGTCGCGAGTTCGAGCCTCGCCGGGGACATAACGGCCATGTAGCACAATTGGATAGTGCACTTGCCTTCTAAGCAAGAGGTTGTGGGTTCGAGCCCCACCATGGTCGCCAAAGCATCAGTGTCCGAGTTGGTCTAAGGAGCCAGACTTAAGATCTGGTGCTCTCATGAGCGCGTGGGTTCGAACCCCACCTGGTGCAAAAATCGTATTATACTATATGGAATTCACATTGGATGATAAAGGTTCAGCCAATGTGACTTTCAATGTTGCGACCTGTAAGGATGTTACAGTAGATGATCTCAAGAGATTATCAGATGAGATACGTATCAAGGCATATGATGTCGTGATAACTTTTAATATGTCAGGTGTCGGTCCTAGGCTATTTGCCTCACTCTTGAAAATGGTCCAGGAAATGATTGAATATACAAAACACGACGGGCTTCTCAGACGGGTAGAAGTTCTCAAGGCTCATTTTATATTCAAATTACTCTTTCGAATAGTCCCCAAAGAAATACGTGATATGACTGTTTTTATAAAATAATAAATACTCAGGAATGGAGTGGTTGCGTTTCAATCCTGATTTTGATGCAAAAATACTCAACGTAACGATATTGATGGGTCCATTTATAGAGTATCAGCCCACTAGAAAAGAGGATGTCGATGCATTTTGCCAGTCTCTTTATCCTATTCTCGACCAGATACAGGAATTATGCAAGAATCATGGCATGACCCAAGTATGTACTACTGACCTGTCCGGGATAAAAATCAAGAAACTCAAGCCGGTCATTATGATGAAGGTCATCTGGAATATTTACGAGCACACCAAGGATTGTATTTTACTTTCAAAATGTGAAATCGCTGGGGGAGGAACGTTGGCTGGCTCGCTTCTCGTGGCGGTCCGTGGGCTCCTTCCGCCCTTCATGCGTAACATGGTCCAACTAATTCCGGATCAAAATCAAGATTACAAAGGAGACGAGGAGAGCGATGATGATTCCGAATTTCTGGAATGCATAACGGATGAAGTAATTTAGGTCATATGTTCGGTCGAGGCCAATGTCTCCTTCGAAGGCTGACTTCATAAGGCCCACGAGCGGGGCGTCCTCCATAGAAACCTGTTTTGCGAGTGTTTCATAAGTGCATAAAATTTTTATAGGAAACCTATTGAGTTGGAAATCGACCGAGACCTTCATGAGACTCGGGTCGAACGGATAAATTTTACGAGCACACTCGAGACGTATCAGGTAGGCGTGAGTTCCGAGCGGCTGTCCTTCATAGAGGGACTCTGATACATTTTGTTTGAAAATTGGTATGAGTGGACCAAGGTGAATAATATCCCATGGAATACTTTTTGCCTCTTCCAGAATCTGCTGCAATTTTGTTTTAAAATTGGGAATAAGCCGGACGTCATCCTCCATGATCAGGGCGAGAGCGTGACCCTTTTCGACAATGTCCTTCCAGATCCGTGTGTGACTCATAGAACATCCGTATTCTGATGGTGTGACGTAGATTCCTGAAGGGGTTCCGACTCGCCCGTCGGTTGCCCGGAAGAATTCAACGGCAAGTCCTTCTCTGTCGAACTCTGCTCGGACATCTCGTCGTCGGTCTTTTCGCTTTTCAAGATTGACGCAATAGGCGTGCATTTATATTCATCTTCATTTTTAGAGTAAAATTCGAACGCATCGAGTATATTCCAGGTGATGATACCGAGCAGGACCGACCTGATATGCTCTGGTCCAAACCGGATGACACATACAGGGACCACGATCTATATGATTCTCTGAAAATCTCTCAGAAATTGGAAAACAATGTAGGTCAAAAACAAAACGAACAGCTCGAGCTTCATTTACAAGACCAACTTAAAAAAATAGGGCCTAAAAAACACAATGAGCGATCTCCTCGTTTTTTATCCGAGGGGCTCCAAACTCGTCATAGAGTTTCTGGGGGCTCGATATATAGAGCGTCAGCCAAAAACTCCAGAAGATGCGACCCTATTTATGAATGAAGTTCGGCCGATCATTCAACAGCTTGACGACTATGTAGTCAAAAATGGACTCAGTGAGATCATAGAGCTCAATTTAAAGGACGTGCCCCTTTCAAAATTGAACGCCGAGACGGCCATCCATCTTATACACCTAATGTCTGAAATTAGACCCGAAAAGGGACTGCTTGAAAAAATATGTATAACACATTCTAACCCTATTTTCAATATGATTTATAGAGGCGCCAAAGGTCGACTTCCGGCACGAGTCAGAGATATCGTGGAGATTGTAGCCGATACAAAATTCTTTTGATATATAAATGGCCGGTGGAGGTCTGTTGCAACTTGTAGCATATGGAGCCCAGGATCTTCACCTCACGGGCGAGCCTAAAGTCACCTTCTTCCAGGCGGTCTACAAACGCCACACGAGTTTTACAATGGAGGCCACAAAACATGATTCTCAATTTTCATTCTCAAATGGTCTTGTATCGAGCATAAAAATCGATCGCCGGGGGGATCTGCTCGGAGACATATGGCTCGAGCTGCCTTCCCAAAATCAGATGATACTTACCTCTCCCCAGCAGTTGTGCTGGGTAGCAGAGAATGCGTTAAAAAAGGTTGAACTCGTCATTGGAGGTCAAGTCATAGACACGCACTATAAAGTATGGTGGCGGTTATGGTCTGAATGTTTTTTGAACTATACCAAAAAGATTAACTGGGGTAAAATGACAAGCTATCCCGGAAATCAACCAGCAGATTATGGATTCGTCTATTTACCTCTACTGTTCTTTTTTTGCAGAAATGAAGGTTTATTCCTACCCCTAATAGCTTTACAAAATCATGAAATTTATATAAATTTCCATGTCGCTGATAATTATTCTACATATTTCACCGGACCTCCAAATATATGGATAAATTACGTGTTTCTCGATACTCATGAGAGGGCTCTCTTCGGTTCAAATAGTCATGAATACCTGATAGAACAGGTTCAGTATGCCGGAAGCTACAGCATGACTTCGAAATCAGAAACCAAAATTCCTCTGGCATTTAACCATCCAGTGAAGGAGCTCATATGGTGTTATACAGATCCGGCAAACTCTACACTTTGGGACTTTTCTACTGACGGATATTCATCAATTGCAACACTTACATTAAAAAATGTCATAGAGCCAACACTTCCTCATTTTTGCGGGTCTCCTTTAGTAACTGACAAAATACCTACTGAAGAAGCCAAAGGACCGCTTTTAACAGCGAAAATTCTTTTCAATAATCAAGATCGTTTTCAATCCCAGACTGGAAAATATTTCAATCAATATCAGCCTTTTAAATATCATTCCGGGACACCATATGCTGGGATATACACATACTCTTTTGCACTCGACCCAGAAGCCCATCAGCCGAGTGGAACGTGTAATTTTTCGCGCATAGTCGACCAGACCCTGGTCGTTCAGTTGAAATCCACGATGTATCTCCCTACAAATCAACAACTTTTTGCCGTAAACTATAATGTTCTCCGTATAAAGAGCGGTATGGCCGGGCTTGCATTTGCAAACTAATTTTATTTTCATATATAAATGGCTGGAGGACTCGCCCAGATAGTAGCGTATGGAGCCCAGGATGTGTATCTCACGGGCCAGCCCAAGGTTACCTTTTTCCAGGCAGTCTACAAGCGTCATACAAACTTCGCCATGGAGGCCATAAAGCAGAACATAAACGGAACATTTACGAATAGTTCAAAAATTTCAGCGGTCGTCGGGCGTTTCGGGGATTTGCTCGGAGATACGTGGATAGAGCTTCCAGTGACGACGAGTGGAACTCTTGGGCCGACCTCGACCAACGATGGCACGACGAGAGATACATGCTGGATAGCTGAAAGAGCATTTACCCAAATTGATTTTGTTATCGGAGGAAACCTGATTGACAGACATTACCAGAGCTGGTGGAGACTATGGTCTGAATGCTTTCTCGATGAGTCTCGCAAGTCTGGATACGGAAAGATGACGTCTTTTCCAGCAACGACACTCACTGGAACAGTTATTTTACCTCTCCTCTTTTTTTTCTGCAAAAATCCAGGACTCTTTTTGCCACTGGTCGCGCTCCAAAACCACGAGGTCCGTTTAGATCTTTATTTAACTCCTGATTTCACAAACTATTTTACAGGAACCGTAAACATGTGGTCTAATTATGTATATATAGATGTCGAAGAGCGCAGACGCCTGGCTCAGGGCACGCACGAATACCTGATCGAGCAGGTCCAGCAATCTATAATAATACCGTCCACAACTCCAACTCGGGTATATTTTAATCATCCGGTGAAGGAACTCATCTGGTGCTATCAACAGCCCGGAACCGCTCTATATAACATGTGGAACTTTTGCGCCCCTAATGGTTCTGGAATTTTCCCTATAATAAGTTGTCTGCCAACAAATGGTATGATACCAGGATTGGCTGGGCGACCATTTATCGCTGCAGGATCAAGTATTTCCCCGACATGGTCTGAGGACGGATCATCTATAAGCGCTGTTGGCGCAGCAAATGTGGCAGTTCAGGCCCCGCTCTCTAAGTTCAACATACTATTCAACAACCAGCCAAGGTTCGAACTACAGTCTGGGAAATATTTCAATCAATATCAGCCCTTCCGGTACCATTCAGGAACGCCATACCCAGGAATTTACGTCTACTCTTTCGCCCTCAAGCCTGAAGAGCACCAGCCGAGCGGAACGTGCAACTTTTCCAGAATCGAAAAGGTCGAGGTTGTATCGACACTTAAATCGACTGCAGGCACGCCCAACCAGATTATATATGCAGTAAACTACAACATCCTACAGGTTCAGAGCGGTATGGCCGCACTTGCTTTTTCTAATTAATAGTATGACGTGGACTCAAGACGAAGAAAAGTTTCTCGAAAATCTTGAAAAACAATGTGGTGTATACTACAAACACTTTAACAAGGAATACATATATTACAATAAATTATCATCAAAATTTAATATTCCTATACTCATCGTATCGGCCGTAAATTCTCTAATAGCTATTGTTCTGGTCCCATTCGTTCCTCAAAAATACGTAAGTATAATGAACGCCGTCCTTTCGGCTGGAACAGGGGTCGTAGGTTCCGTGCAACTCTATCTAAAAGTGAATGAAAAGATGTCGAACGCACTTCGATCATCGATCCTTATGAAACGCCTCTCTCTCAAGATATCTAAGGAACTTAGTATATTTCCTGAGAACCGACTTTCAGACGGTCAAGGATTTTTGTCTGATTCATTTACAGAATTCAACGCGGCTATAGAACAAGCAAATCCAATCCAAAAAGAACTCAAAAATCACTTAGACCAAACTGGGACCAAAAGGCTTTGGGGTCTTCTTGATAGAGTAAATATTGACGTTCATTCTCGGGATCCTGAGCCGTCACCTCCAATCCAGGTGGAAGCTGTTCGACAAGCACGGGATTCAGAGACTTCAACTCAGGATCCCTGAGCTTCGCCAATTCAAATGCTAGATCCAGGTCGAGCCCGGGATCGACACGGACCCAGTAATGAACGCAAACTTCCCGAGTTTCGGGTATTATACAAAAACCCTTGACACATTCGGTCAGAAAACCCTTTTTGTCAATGATTTTCTTCAGAAGCACAGCATATTGGACGGCCGTTCCCGTAACCTTGTGTAGCTTGAGGCGGAGAGCGGTCCGTTTCAGTATATCCATTCAGTAATAAAGCTGTGTATCCTTTATAAGATAACATGACAGACCCTATCCTCGCTCCGAATCTCTCCAGGTTCACGACATTTCCAATCAGATATCCAGACTTGTGGGCTCTGTATAAAAAAGCGATAGGTAGCTTCTGGACCGTCGAGGAGATTGATCTCGGTGCGGACCTCAAGGACTGGGAGCGCCTCTCTGACTCTGAACGCCACTTCATCAAGACGGTCCTCGCCTTTTTCGCTTCTTCGGATGGAATTGTGTTTGAGAATTTAGAACTAAATTTCACAAAAGAGGTCCAGATTCCAGAGGCGCGATCATTCTATGCGTATCAGGGATTCAACGAGAGCATTCATGGCGAGACTTACTCTTTGATGATTGATAAACTTGTGAAAGATCCAGTAGAGAAAGATAGTCTATTTAGGGCCATAGAGACTGTGCCCGCTGTAAAGAGAAAGGCAGAATGGGCCCTCCGCTGGATTTCACCTGGAGCATCGTTTGCTCAGCGGCTCGTAGCCTTTGCGTGCGTGGAGGGTCTGTTCTTTTCGGGCTCTTTCTGTGCCATATTCTGGCTCAAGAAGCGGGGTCTCATGCCAGGTCTCTCT